GGCATACCATGCGCGTTGCCCCGCCAATTGAGTGGCGCGCCATTTATGCGGACACGGCGCAAAAGACGGGCCAGCAAAACGATTACACAGTATTGCAATGCTGGGGGCGGTCACGGCTGGGTCAGGCGGTGTTGCTGGACATGGTACGAGGCAAGTGGGAAGCGCCGGAACTGGTAACGCAGGCACGCGCTTTCTGGGCAAAGCATAACACGGTCGAAGGCTTGGGTAGCCTGCGCGCCTTCAAGGTCGAGGACAAGGTTTCTGGCACTGGATTGATCCAGACGCTAAAACGCGAGGGCCTACCCATGATCGGCATAAAGCGTGACCGAGACAAGATAACTCGCGCTTATGACGCATCGCCATTTGTGGAAAGCGGCAACGTTGTGCTATTGCAGGACGTGCCACATTTGGCTGATTTCCTAGCTGAAGCGTCTGCATTTCCAAACGGGGCGCATGATGATACATTGGACCCAATGATGGATGCGGTGGCTGACATGAATAGCGGAAAACCTGCTCCAAAAATAAGGGTTCTTTGATGGCAAGCATTTTCGGTCGGCTATTCGGCACCAGCCCGCAGGAAACCAAGGAAAGCGCAACCGGGCGCGTCATGGTGATGACGGCTGGGCAAGCCGTCTGGTCTGATCGCAATTACAAGGCATTCAGCGAAGAAGCCTACCGCCGCAACGTGGTGGCCTTTCGCAGCATCCAAGCCATTGCCGATGCCGTGTCATCTGTGCCTTGGACGTGCTGGCGCGGCACGCAGGAATTGACCGATCACCCGTTGCTGGATTTGATCCGCAAGCCAAACCCGCGAGACAGCGGATCGCAATACCTTCACCAGAAGGTCGGCTTTCTCATGCTGGCAGGCAACAGCTACGAGGAGCGCGTGGAACAAAGCGGGCAGGTACGGGAACTGTACCAGCTCCGCCCGGATCGCATGAAAATTATACCCGGCAACAACGGCTTTCCGATGGCGTATGAGTACCACGTTGGGCAGCGCAAGGTACGGTTTGATGTTGACCAGGCGACCATGGAAGGCCCGGTGCGGCATCTCAAGCTGTTTCACCCGACAGACGATTGGTACGGCATGTCGCCGATTGAGGCCGGAGCCTATGCGGTGGACACGCATAACGAGGCAGGTGCTTGGATACAAAGCCTGTTGCAGAAGTCGGCCCGCCCCTCTGGCGCGCTTGTGCATACCGGCGACGGGGGTTTGAGCGACGAGGACTTTAACCGCCTCAAGTCTCAGATGGACGAACAGTACAGCGGATCGCACAACGCCGGGCGCCCGATGCTGCTAGAGGGCGGGCTTGACTGGAAGCAGATGGGCCTATCCCCGGTGGATATGGAGATCATCGAGACCAAGCTATCCGCCGCGCGTGACGTGGCGCTTGCCTTGGGCGTGCCGCCCCAGCTTCTCGGAATCCCCGGCGACAACACCTATTCCAACTATCAGGAGGCCCGACTAGCGCTCTGGGAAGATACGGTGATCCCGCTTGTGGGTCTGATCGCGGATGACTGGAACGCCAGCCTAGCAGATGCGCAGGGCGTGACGCTCAAGCCTGACTTCGACCAAGTGCCCGCCATTGTAGAAAAGAAGCGCGCGCAATGGTCAATGCTTGATCAGACAAACAGCCTAACTATCAATGAAAAGCGCGAAGCAATGGGCTATGAGCCGATCGAGGGGGGCGACGTTCTATTCGTGCCGATGTCGTCCATCCCGATTGACATGGCCTCAAGCCCGCCAGCCTTTAACGGCGCTGATTTGACGGCGGATGATGTGAAGGCGCTTGCCTATGGCATGGCCCCGAACGTCACGCCACTGGACCGCAAAGCCAAGTGACACGGCGGCTGCTAGACCAAGATCCACGCCGCGAACAGCGCAGGCAATCCGCGCTTATGGATCGGCTGGACGCAAGGTTCACCCCTGCCGTGTCGCGCCGCATAGCGCAGGCAAGCCGTCAGATGGTGGATATGTTTGAGCATACTGGCGAGGTCGGCATTGCGCCGGATCACTACGGCCAAATCGAGGATGAGTTCAAGCGCATGGCCGAAACGGCGGCGCTTGTGTTCGGTGGCAGGATCATTGAGCAAGGCAAGGCGGCGGGCTTTGTCCTTGAGCGCAAGGAAGGCTTTGCCGACATGATGGCGCGGCTGGCGATGCAATATATCGCGCAAGAGGCGATCCGCCGCCGGATCACGAGCATTGCAGAAACCACGCGCAACCGGATCGTGTCCTTGGTCGAACAAGGCTATGAGGCGGGGTTTGGGCAGCAGGAGATAGCCCGCACGATACGTGGCCGGATCCCGAGCATGTCGCTTGTCAGGGGCGCTCTGATTGCCAGAACCGAGGTTCACGGCGCTGCGCAATTCGGGGCAGACTCTGCGGCTAGGTCAGCGGGTTTGCAGCTTCGAAAGGAATGGGTGGCGTCTGGCGATGAGCGGACAAGGCGCGACCACCGCCGGGCAGATGGGCAAGTGGTCGGCATGGACGAGCCGTTTATCGTGGGCGGTGAGCGGCTGATGTATCCAGGCGATAGCGCGGGGCGCGCGGATCAGACCATCAATTGCCGATGTGTCCACTCATTTATTGTGGTCGATTGACTAATAGCGGCCTGCCCTTTGCAACTTTGCAATGCCGTGGTATAAGGTTTGCAAACCTATTGCGAGGGCGGTATGGGCCAAGCGTTGCAGACCAAGACGGCCAGCTTTGAAATCAAGCGCGATCCTGATGCCGATGGCGAGTTTGAAGGCTATGCCAGCGTGTTCGGCGTTGTCGATCAGGGCATGGACGTTGTGGAGCGCGGCGCGTTTGCCAAGTCGCTCGGCAGCGGGCGTAAGGTCAAGATGCTGTGGCAGCACGATCCCGGCAAGGTGATCGGGGTCTGGGATGAAATCAGCGAAGATGAGCGCGGCTTGCGCGTCAAGGGGCGGCTGCTCAAGGACGTGTCGCTTGGGCGTGAGGCCATGGCCCTGATGCGCGCTGGCGCGATTGACAGCATGTCCATCGGCTATCGCACGGTTGAAGCGGCCCCGGAGGCTGGCGGGCGCGTGCGCAAGCTGATGGAGGTGGACCTGTTCGAGATTTCCATGGTGACTTTCTCGATGCAGGAAGATGCCAAGGTGACGGACGTCAAGTCGCTTCGCACCGAAAGAGAGTTTGAGGCGTTCCTGCGGGATGCAGGATACAGCCGCAAGGAGGCCACGGCGCTTGCGCTTCACGGCTTCAAGGGCCTAACCGGACTGCGGGATGCTGGATCGGATGATGGCGATGAACGGGCGAAAGCCCTGTTGCAATCGTTGGAAACGCTGAGAGGAGCATTCCATGTCGGATGACCTGAGCAAGGCGGTGGAAGCCGTCACTGAAATCAATACGGGCTTTGAGGCTTTCAAGGAAGCCAACGACGCCCGCATCAAGGAGCTGGAAGCCAAGGGCGCGGTTGATCCGACGCTTGAGGCCAAGTTGGAAAAGATCGAAGCCGATCTGGAAAAGGCGCAAAAGGTTTCCGACGACGCCGCGCTGGCGGTCAAGCGTTCGCAGCGTGTCGTGACCGACGCCAACGGCAACGAGGTTGACTTGGAAGCCAAGGCCCAGAAGTGGGCTCGTGCTGTCACCGGCGACCGTAACATCGAGTTCGGCGCGGAAGCCCTGACTTCGTACAAGGCCGCGTTTGATCGCTTCCTGCGCAAGGATGAGCGTTCGCTTTCGGCTGACGAAATCAAGGCCCTGTCTGTCGGCAATGACGCGGACGGCGGCTATGTGGTCTATCCCGACATGTCGGGCCGGATCGTGCAGCAGGTCTTTGAGACTTCGCCCATGCGCGCCTATGCTTCGGTGCAGACCATCTCGACCGATGCGCTTGAAGGCCTGTACGACGACAACGAGGCATCGGTTGAATGGGTGGGTGAAACGCAGACCCGTTCCGAAACCGACACCCCGGAAATCGGGCGCTGGCGCATTCCGGTTCACGAACTGTCAGCCAAGCCGCACGCCACGCAAAAGCTTCTGGACGATGCCGAGATTGACATGGAGGCATGGCTGGCCGGTAAGGTCGCGGACAAGTTCGCTCGTGAAGAGGCAAAGCAGTTTGTGACCGGCAACGGCATCAACAAGCCGCGCGGATTTCTTGACTATGCGGACGGCACCGATCTGCGCAACTCGATCGAGCGTTTCAACACCGGCGTAAACGGCGCGTTTGCATCTCCGCCGGGCGGCGGCGATACCCTGATCAACGCGATCTATGGCCTCAAGGCTCAGTACCGCGCGAATGCAACGTGGTTCATGAACCGCGCCACCTTCAAACTTGTCCGCAAGCTCAGGGACAGCGACGGCGCGTATCTGTGGTCTCCCGGCATCGCCGCAGGTCAGCCATCAACGCTTCTCGGCTACCCGCTCGCGTCTTTTGAGGACATGCCTGACCCGGCGACGGATAGCCTGTCAATTGCGGTGGGTGACATGCGCGCGGCGTATCAGATCGTTGATCGCACCGGCATTCGGGTGCTGCGTGACCCCTTCACCGCCAAGCCATTCGTCATGTTCTACACGACCAAGCGAGTCGGCGGGGGCGTGGTGAATGGCGAGGC